CAACTGAGCCTCAAGACCAGACATAGTAGCTTCACCAAACAACCCAGCACCTTGCAACTGAGCTTGTTGCTGTAACGCTGCCAACTGCTGTGCAGGCTGAGTAGCTGCCATAAGCTGTTGCTGCGGCAAGTAACCTGCGCCAAGGAACTGTTGTCCTAATGTGGCTTGTTGCACCTGTTCAGCTTGAGCTTGTTGCATAGCTCCCAGAATAGCTCTGTTACGAGCCTCTTCTTGTGCCGTAGCCATTGCTAGTTGCTCAGGAGTAGCGCCACCGTAAGCAGCAGAGCTAACACCAAGACGTCCTTGTGCAGCTAGACGTTCTTCAAGTGCAAGACGTTGTCGCTCTTCTTCAGGTCGTTGCGCTCTACGCATACGCTCAAAGATAGCTTGTTCTCGTGCTTCTCTAGGCTGTACTGCTTGACCAAAGAAACCACCAGCACCTCCTAACAGTTGATTCTGCAAAGCAACTTCTTGTGGAGACAAGCCCATAGTAGTTTCAATACCACCTTCAGGCGTTACCTGCGTACCCATACCAGCACCAGTAGCAGTAGTCACAGTAAAGGGTCTAAACTGTGTCTGCTCCATTTGTTGTGCGGCAAGAGCTTCAGCACCTGTTCTTGCCTCTCGTCCTATATCACTAAGACGCCCGTATGCTTCACCTGTTAATAGTCCGCCAACCACACCCGGAAGTAAAACGTCTGGTTGAGCTAGGAATGATCCCAAATCGCCCAAAACATCCATTAAACCGCCAGAGCTTTCCTCTGTTGTTGGTGGTTGTACTGTTGGAAAAGGCCCCATGTCTTACTCCTTTAAAGTAGCTTTCCTATCAAAGCCATTACGTTAATTTCTTGTAGTGACAAAGCAAAGCCGTCAATCTCTGACTCTAAACCTACTTGCACACTTGTTCCATATCCTGTTGTATTAAGTACTCTTGCATTGGTCAACTGACCTGCTGTAAACTCTACGGTGGTGTACTCACTTTCACCATAAAAACCAGTAATCTGGTTACCTACTGTAAACTCTGCAGTAGCATACGTTGTTTCAAAGTCGTAAGCCCACTTAAGAAACACTGTTGCGTTGTTTGCGCCGACCAGTGTTGGCTTCAACTTCTTCAAAATCTTGACTCTAGAGCTATCACCAAATGTCAAGCTTGGGCTGTAGTATTTGAATCTGTAGCCACTGCCGTTGTCGCTGTAACCTGTGTACGTGCTGATACCGTTTGTTGTACCAATGTGCAACGTACCGTTTTCTAGCCGTGTAAATGATGTAAACTTAGTAGACGGCCAACGAGTCACACGGTATGATCCGTTTTCTAATGTACTACGTACGTCAAAACAATATGTTACGTCCTGACCAGTAAAGGTTAGCAGGTAGAAACCTTCCTCAGGACTGTACACAGACCTAAAAAACTCTGTCTCATTCTGTAGTGCAGCAATGATGTCCTTAGTAATGTTGCCTGACAAACTACTGATAGGCATTGACTTTTCTTGTATTGTTCTACCAAAGCTTTTAAGTCCTGTGTGCGACAAGAACAACACGTCTGTACCAGTGTACTGTACAGTGTCTCTGTTGACGCAACCAATACCTGCTACGGTGTCTGACAAAGTCATAGAAGCAGGAGAAGTAGCACCGTCATATACAATAATGCTGTGCTTACCAAAGATAATTAACAAGCCGTTGTGTGCCGCTAAAGCTACAATCTCGTCGTAACCGTCAGGCCACACCTTAGATACATCAATGTTGCCACTAGATCCACCTGACCATGCAACACCGTCTAACAGATCAGACCAATAAATGGTAGACTTGTTAGTGCTAAAGTCTGCAGTCCACAAACGTCCATACGCCGCTAACACCTCATGACCGTACATAGTACTAGCAACGCCAGTAGCGTGAGTGTGTGTTGACATCTTCTCTACAACGCCAGCATGATTAGAGTAAACCAAAGGCTCGTAACCACGTTGAAAGAAAAACAAGTGGTCATTAAAGTTTACAATCTTCCAGTCGTTAGCACTGATTGTATAACTACCGGGAGTTTCGTCTGCCAGTGTAGTTGTACCACTCATGATTTTGTTGTTGCCAACAGAGAATATCTTGGTGTTTCCTGCGTTGTCCTTGTACTCTTTGATAGACCGTAACGAGTCAGTGCCAAGTACAGTTTTGTTTGTTGTTACAACAGTGTGGCCCTTACGTGCAGCAATACGACCACGTTTGTCAATCACAGCGTTGTCTGCAATCTCTGCAAACGACGGGTCTTGAGCCAACGGCGAGTCTTCGGTGTTAACACCTTTGAACGCTGGGGCTACAAGATTAATACTTTGCAGTTGTTGAGCCATATTAAATAGTCCTAAATACCATTTCTTCTGGGTGCTTTGCTGCGTCTATAGCAATAGCGTCAGACAAAAACTTATCAGCAATGCTAAAGTACTCAGCAGTAGACGTACCACCTGTTTCACCACGCTCACGGGCTAACAGAGCTACTGCGTAATGTATTACAGGCATTGCAGGCACAAGCAAAGAATCTGTGTTAGCACTCAAGTCTGCCTGACGCTTTATTACGTCAAACCTTAGACTATATACACCGTCTGGAGTAGGTCCTACAAGAACTTCTGTGTCTCCACTAGAGTCCAATCCGTTGTACGTGTAGTACCGTGGCGCACCTTCTGCTGCACTGCTAATGTATAGCTGTTCGTTAAACCAATCTTTTGTCTGGTAGTCCATGAACAAGTTGCTAGTGTCATTCAGCACACACATAACTTTTACATTGTCACCACCACCAGTCATTGAGTAACTGTTGTCGGAAGCAGTAGTAGTTACAACAATAGTTTCACGTAGGGCAGACCAATCATTAGATTCTTCTACTAATTTTTTAGCGTCATTAATAAAATCACCTACCATCTTAACGTAGGTAGTACTAGTGACTGACGTAGTTTCTTCTTCACGCAGTCTTCGCAGTACGTTATTCATTAAGTTAAGATACGTCATACCAACATTCCTCGTCTGCGCGTCCGCATTAATAATTGTTGTGCTTCTTCGTTGTAATCTACTGCTGGAGTTTTAATAGCAAGCTTAGGTGCTTCTCTAGGACGGTACGTAATACCTTTTTTAAACTCTGGGAAAGGCGACCTAGCAGGAGCAGCACCGCCACCAAACATTCCACCAAAACCAGCGCCTAACATAGCTAGCAAACCAACATTACCTGATGTAATTTGTTCTTGCAGTTCCTGTTGCTCTTCACCGTACACTCTTTCAAACTCAGCTTGACGTGTTAATATTTCTTCACGTTCTTCTTCTGCCAAGCCCAGCCGCGTAGTAACACTATCTCTAAACTGGCCAAACGCTTCAGCCTGACTAATCTGACCTTGCTGTAGACCAACTAGGTTTACATTAAACTCTTCCTGCAGATCAGCAAGAGACAAGCCTAGTTCAGCAAACCGTTGTTGACTGTCTGCACTAAGTGCTTCTACTTGACCACCAACACTAATTATTTCCTGAGCTAGTGCTAAACGATCCTGCTGTGCTTGACCAAACTGTTCTGTTGTGTACTGCTGGTAAGCGTCAAATGCTTCTTGTTGTGTTATTTGACCTTGACGAAGTGCTTCAATGTTTACGTTAGTATCAGCAAACAGTTCCTCTATGCTTTGGTCCTGTTGTTGGAACCGTAGCATCATGTCGTCACTAAGCTGAGTCACGTCACCACCAACAGCTATGATTGCCTGTTGTAGCTCTTGACGCTCTTCCTGTGCCGTAGTAAACTGCTGGCCTATAGACGTACGCAGTTGGTCTAGTGCTTCTTGTTGTGTTATCTGTCCTGACTGTAGTGCTTCAATGTCAACACCAACGCCAGCAAACAGATCAGAAATAGTGCCACCAAAGTCTGCAAACATTTGTTGCATGTCAGCACTTAGCTGTGTAATGTCACCGTTAGCCGCAATAATAGCTTGCTGTAGTTGTTGACGTTCAGTCGATGCAAGTTCAAACTGCTCTGAAGTAAACGACTCAAACTCATCAAAGCGTCCTGCTACGTCTTCTTGCAAAGATACTAGGTCAGTACCTAGCATTTCTAGTTCAGCGCTGAGTCCACCTTCCACTGCTGCAAGAGACTGAATTAAAGAAGCCTCAAGTCCTGTAATACTAGCCAGGAACTCTGCTTCTTGGTCGCTAAACTGTGTAGCAATACCGTTGATAGCGTCATCAAAACGTTGATTAAGATCTTCAAAGCCAGCCTGTACGTCAGCAGAAGTAGCAAACCCAAAGCTGTCTACAATACCACGTACATCACTTTCTGATAGTCCTTCAGGAAACTCTATGTTAGCGATAGCTTCGTTAACTACGTCGCCTACGTCTTCAAGAGAAATACCCTCAGGTATACCGTCAATAGCCTCTTGGATTAGCTGTCGTACTTCTTCAGCAGTTGCGCCCTCAGGTATAACAATGTTAGAAACAGCGTTGTCAACTATTTCTCGTACTTGTTCAGGCGTAGCATATCCAGCCTCTGCTAAGGCTTGTAACATACGATCTTCTGTAACAAACCCTGAGTTAGCTAGTGCGTTAGTAATGTCGTCTGGAGTAGCATAACCTGCTTCTGCTAACGCTTGTATTACCTGCTCCGGTGTAGCAAAGCCAGCACCTTCAATAGCCTGTTGTACTTGCTCTGGCGTAGCAACACCAGCCAACGCTTCTGTCAACTGCTCTTGTGTCAGATAGCCTGCATCGGCTAACTCTTGACGTATACGGTCAAAGTTCTGCTCTGACAGTGTGACACCGTTGATTTCAAAGTACTCAGCAATGTCCTCCATTGTAGGCATTGCATCAAAGTCAGGCAGTGTCTCAACAAAGTTTTGAATGATTTCGTTGATCTGCTCTTGTTGGCCTGTAAACTCTTCGTCTAGTTGTTCCAAAAAGTCAGCAAACAAACCTTCGATTACCGATGTGTCCACCTCAGGCTCTGGCTCTGGTTCGTCTGTAGGAGGTTCTGGTTCAGGCTCTGGCTGATCTGTAGGTGGTGGTTCTACAGGTGGCTCAGGTTCTGGCTCAGGCTCGTCTGTAGGAGGCTCTACAGGCGGCTCTACAGGAGGTTCTTCGTCACCCGGTAAGTCATCTTTATCAGGGTCTTCAACACGAGTAGGGATGTCAAAGTAGTCGTCTAAGAAGTAGTTGTACCGTGACTCTTCATCCATCTCTTTCCAGTCACCGGGAAGTATTCCTCCTTCTTCTTCGTAACGCGCTACCAGATCTTCTATAGAGTACTGATAGATGTCTTCTTCTAGTGCATGAAACGACAGATCATCCAACAGTGACTGATACGTACCAGAGTTGATTGTCTCTAGTCCAGTGTTTTCTAGCTGCTCTCTGGTGTACTGACCGTTAAACTCAAAGTCTAGGTCTTCACTCTCAGCTAACTGGAAGTACTCATCGCCTTCACTACTTACAAAGTAGTTGTCACCCCTGTTGGTAAACATAAGAGCAGGGTCTTGTTCTACTTCTTCAGTTATAGGAGGAAAATCTTCTTCAGGCGTATTAAAGTTTTGTGTTAGTACATTACGCACTGCGCCGTAAACACGAGGATCTAAAATTAAGGGAGGAAGCCATTGAGGTATAGAAGGAAACGCTGTTCCAATAACGCCACCAAGAACAGTACCTGCTTTGGTAGGGTCTGAAATAGCTCCTGTAATAGTGCCAATAATTTCACTAACTTTTTCTTCAAGTACGCCAGCAGCAGCTTCTCCAGAACGAACAATAATTTCACCAATGTCGTTTAGTACTTCGCCAATGTCACCTTCTTCCCACGCTTCTCCAATACCTGTTTCGTCAATAATGTCTCCTACTTTATTTACAGCTTCTTGTATTGTAGGAAGAAAAATAACGCCAGCAGTAGGCATCCAATTAGGCAAAGACACGCCGGGAATGTACGGAACCATTACGTCCAAAAGACCTTCACGGTATTCTTCTACTGTTACAAGATCGCCGTTTTCGTCTCTTAAAGGCTCTCCTGTTTCTGGATCGTATTGTACTACAGGAACAGTTTCTCCAAAAATTCTACCGCCTGTGTTTTGTATTCTTTCAAATTCTCCTGTTACACCAGCTCCGCCAGTTATTACAAGTGGTCCGCTTGATCCAGCAGGAGTTACAGGAGGAGTAGCACCAGCAAAAGACATGCCACCTTGTTCTATAAACAACTTGGTCAGTTCGCCGGGGTCTTCCATGTCCGCAAGCTCTTCAGGATTGTCAACCATTGTGTTAACAATATCTTGCGCTCTGTCAAAAGCTTCGGTTACATACTGACCTAAAATTTCTCTAGCTTGTGTACTGTCTTCTGGTGCTACGTCAATGTTACCTGCAATTCGGTCTAGTATTTCTTCAAGACTTTCTTCACCTGCTCCCCATATTTCAGCAATGTCTGCCCAACGAAAGCCTGTGTTAAAAAGATCGTAAAGACGAGTTCTTAAATCAGGTCCGGGAGTTCTGCCGTCTTCTTCTGGAATAGGACCGGGCACTTCAATGTTAGCTGTTGTACCAGCATTAGGGTCAAAAGGACCAGACTCTCCGGGCAAAGTCTTAGTCTCTTTAGATCCTGTCAACATTCCTTTAGTAGGTCGTAATGCCATTTACTTTTCCCTCGATACGCCCTTGGTT